TCGATGAGGAGGTCAGATCGCATAACGAAAAAAAAAGCTCCCGTGAGGGAGCCAGAAGGTGAAACGAGGCGTGAGTATGTTACGCCGTTTTGAAGGTGATGGTGAAGCCTTCGATAGGGCGGTTGGTGCCGTTCGCGTCTGCGTTGCCGTCAGCATCGACAGTTTGCTCGATTGCACCATCTCGGACAACCAAACGGTAGATGGTGGCCGCGGTGAGGTCAGCATCGGGGTTGATGGTGACAGTGCCGCCGGCCTCGGAGATGGTGGAAGCAACGCGGGTTCCGGTGGAAGCTTCCTCAAGCACGAATCCGTCACCATTGTTCGGGAGAACGAGTTGGGTGAGGGGGGTGGTGCCGTTGTCGTAAAGGACAGTGATGTTGCTACTAACAACGACGCTGTCAGCGTTATCGGCAGGAGTTGGGGTGAACTCACGTACCCCGGTCGCAAGGAAGAGCAGGGAGGATTGAACCCCACCAAAGTCGATGAGAGTGCTGCCTGCGTCGTACCGACCGAAGACGGGCCGAGCTCGGGACATTAGGTCGAAGGTGATTTCGGTCAGGCCTTCGGCGTTGTACTGCTCCGAGTAGTTCTGGATGACAGCATTGAAACCGGTGAAGTCGTAGATGTAATTCCCGGTGGAGCCATCAGCTTGACCCAGCTCTTTCAAGAACTCGACGTAAATCTCGTAGTCCTTGTTGTAGCGGGCTCGCTGGATGAGCTCGAATCCTTCGTCGTAGTTACCACGGAAGGTGGGGCACTCGTCACCGCCGACAACTTCCGCGTCCTTGAGGAAGTAAGCGGTTACGGAGGCTTGAACGGATGAGCCCGTGATGACGCTGTCCATCCAACCGTCATCACCCAAGAGACGGAACTCCTGGTTGTTGTCGTTGATCTGGAAGCTGGTCTGGGTGATGCCCTGGAGTTCGACGTAAGAGTCGCCTGGATCCAGAGTGGGAAGGGTGATGAAGCCGGCTTCGTCGCGAGTAGCGAAGTAGCGGCAGGGGGCCGTCAGATCCACGGCACGGACGATGGTCCGGTGCGCTTTGTGAAACGATAGCCCGATGGCAAAATCGGCCATGATGACTCCTTAAGGGATCGGGGGGTTCAACACAGCACCGCGAATGCGAGCTGTCAAAGCCTCAAAAGTGGCTTCGGTCCGGGCCATGTACGAGACTTGGTCCGTGGGGAAGGTTCGGGCCATACGGCGGCTAATACCCAGCATATTGATGGGCATTACAGTACCTTCTACTGTCCCGTAGTTTGTGAAACGGACAGACCATTCTTCAAAAGAAAGAATGCTGCCCACAGAACCGGGAGTAGTGATTTGCGGGACGTCCTCAATCACGCACTCGATCCCTGTGATATTCCAATTGGAAGGGACCATGCGCGCGCCTACAACGTACACAGCAGGAATTCTGCTGGTGTCGGGAAGGGTGTAGTAACCGGGCCATTCGGTGTAAGTTTTTAAGGTTACACCGTCACTTTCGTAGATGTTGAGAATGTACTTCTCAATGCAGGTACGTAAGTCGGTTACTGGAGGACAACTTTCGCAAGTCATTTAAGGTTCCTCGTCAGCTCATCATCTAATAGGAGCTTCATTTGGGTTTCAGCTTCTTTAAGAGGAGCTGTAGTCCAAGGGCGCCCAGGAAAACGCAGCCCACGAGGGGAGACTCCACCTTCATGCACTTGAGCGGCGTACTCGACCGGCCAGGTGAAGGTTACTGAACCGTCAGGGTTTTCCGTACGAGTTTGACTTGCACGGAGACGCCCAGTGTCCACAATGTCGCGGACTTTAGGTGGAGTCGGATAGTCCCATTTCACTGCAGATATTTCTTCAGTGAAACGTCTGTCTAACCAGAGACCTAGGCGTTTAGTGGCTCGATCAGTGGCGCTTTTGAGCGCTTTGTCGAACTCGGGGGAACGAGCGACCATTAAGCTATCCCTCCTACGACGCGAAACACACCTTCAATGGATTGGCGTAGGTCACCGTAGTGATACGCGTCCATTGCAAGCTCGAAGCTCAGCTCCAAGCGACCTTTGAGCCCGTTGAGAAGACAATCGGCTTGAGTGCCGTTTGTTATACGGGTGTCAAAAGTGGCAGGAGTGAGCAGGCGACCTTGACAGGTGTACGTTGTTTCGTCTACTCCCGATTTACCTTGCCATGAAGGTTTCTGAATGTTGAGTGAGGCTAAATACTCAACGATTTCAGTTGTCTCAATGGTATTCCCTGTACAGGAATCGATCGTTGTAACCCCAGTACCTAGCTCAAACGCAAGTTGGGCGTTACCCCAGGGTGCGTAATTAGCGATGGTGGTAGCTGGGATGGCCATGGTTTAAAGAGCGAACCCACTAAGTGGGAGACCGTTAAACAACCAGTCATACTTTTGACCGTACAGGGAGGCGGTGAGTTGGGTTCCTTGAGGGGAACCGGCCTCGGTGCCGACTTGTAGGCCAATTTGCATGATGCGCATGGCGAGAAGGTGGGCGGCGTAGTAACTTACCGCCTCGGTGTGAACGTCACCCCAAACAGATTCGGGGGTGACGCGGCCGGATTCAGCCAACGCTTCATCTACCACAGCTGTGGATTGCTCCCCGAATTCGGGAAAGCGGGTCAGAAAATCGTTGGTTGAAGGAACTGCCATTAACCGTTACCTTCAGTGATCGCGCGGATACGGCGGGAGATAGAGTTTTTCACCCGGATGCGTGCTTCCTTGGCGTCCCAACGGCGAAGTTGATCGACATCAAAGCTGTCCTCTACAAAGCTCATGGCTTTGTTGAGGGGGTAGCCAGCGATGGTGTCAACGTCTACTTCAACCGCTGTTGCTGTTTCAGCTGGAGCGTCTGTATCGACGCGTAGGGCGCCGAGATTGAGAAGGTTGCGGACTACTTCGTAGTTTTGGATTTTGGTCCAAGCCTCTTCAGGGAAGTCACGAGTGACGCCTGACTGAAGATTGATGTAGGCTTTAGCTCCTTTTTCGCCGATGAACGAGAATCCGATTGAACACTCTTTGTCCATCGGAGGGTTTTCTAGTTCAGGGCGGTAAACAAGGATCATGGCGGATGAAAAAGGGGTAGGCCTAGTCAGACTAAGCGAGAATCGGCTTAAAGATTAAGCTTTCTCTAGGACTTTGACGCTCTTGGGGTAGTAGAGGGCGAGACCTCCGATCCGAGCATGAGCTGCTACGGAGAATTCAAGAGCGTTGCGCAGCGGAGGAAGGAATTCCAGAGGCTGCGGGATGTGCAACTGGAGCTTGTCGGGACTGCGGTCATAAGCAATGACGCGGTCCTTAGACAAGAAACCGGCCGACTTGGAAGCTTCCAACTCATTGATTGGCTCGATGGCCGAGATCATGGGGTTGGTTCGCAGGAAGAACTCCATCACCGTGGTATCCGAGGTGGTCGATCTCGGGGTGGTGGAGATTACGCGGAACACGTCGTACGGGACGAGCATGGTGTTCGGCATCTCCTTCATGTTGGAGTCCTGCACCAGACGCGTGGGAAGCTCGTTGAGGAGCTCCAGCATCTCGTCAGTTGTGATCGCGGCGTCGTCAAACCATTTGTTGGGAACGGTTTTATCGACTTGATCGTTGTTGAAGAAGCCTTTCATGCCGGAGCCAGGTTCTCCGAAGTAGGCGATCTCCTCGACCTTCTCTTCGTAGGCACGACGGACGGCGTTAGCCCGACGTTGCTCCAGGTTCATACCGGGCACCATGGCGGCGGCACGAGTTTCCTGGATGGTGTAAGCGAAGGAGGCGCCAAGAGAGCGAACCGGGTGGGTCACTTCCTTGCGGAGGACATCAGCACGAGGCAGATCCTGTGCTTTGTCACCGATCACCTTCATAGAGCCTTGCTTATCGAAGACTCGGTAGGTGAAGGAGTCAGCGCCGTTCCCGACCTCGGTGGAGATGGGGAGGACTGCGCTGTATTTGATGTCGGCGTATTCGACCTCAAACGTGCGAGACAGGATTGTCTCTAGTTCACGGGCGAGAAAAACGCCGACTTCGTCGTTACGAATTTCAGAAGTCATTAGGGGGCTCCTTGATTAGTCGGCGGAGTAGGTCTGCGCCGGGATGTCTACTTCCAACATGACCAAACCGGCGGCTGTGGTTTCAGAAACCCAGCGCGCTCCAGTTACGAGGACAGTGTTGGCAGCTACAGCACTGACGCCAAATCGACCTTGGTAGGCGCCGGTAAGACTGCCGCTGTAGTCTTGGATGAAGAAGCGAACATCGTCACCGAGGACGACGGCTTCTGCGCTATACACCCAGACAACGCCTTTGGAAAGGACGTTGACAGTTTGAGTGTCGGGATAGCCCATCCGATTCGACCCGTCCGCGGTATAGAGCGGGCTCGGGGAGGGGGTGTAGGTGCTGGATCCGCTGACACCTTCAAAAGTGAGGGTGCTGATGGCCAGGCCTTGGATGTTGGTGACACCACCTGCCAGTTCAACGGCGAAAACGTCGTTGGTGACGGGGGTGTTATCGGTTGCTACGAAAGAACCGAAGGGGAGGGCAGCACCCGATTGATTACGAAAGCTGCGGGTCACGCAGTACTGGAGGTCGGCGACCATACCCTCGTGGCCAGCGACCAGTTCGAGGGGATAGCTGCCTTGAACTCCAGAGGGGCTGCTGACAGAGGTAGGGGTGAAAGTGATTGCCATGGAAGGAACTCCTTACTTTTGGGCCGTGAGAGGACGCTTCCAGGCTTCCGCCAAGTGAGTGCGATAAGCGCTCATGGGGTCCGAATCTGCACGCTTAGCACCTTTTAGGGCTTCGCGGAGTGGGGCGGAGCTGTCGGCACGGTCATCCGAGTCGAGATGCTCTTCACTTTCCTCGTCGGAGTCTTCTTCCTCAAAAGAAGAGTCGGCGCGAGAAAGGATGCCATCTACTACGCCTTTGACGTAGAGGGGTTCGGCGTCCTCGCGAGGAGCGGTTCCGGTCAGATTCTCGTAGGCCTGGAGGTAAAGATCGACCTCATCAATGCCGTCAAACTTGAAGTCTTCGGCAAATGCGGGAGCAATCTGTTGGAGCGTGGCGATACGTGCTGAGACAAGTTGATCGATTTCAGCCGTGTCGAGGCGAGAATAAGAAGAAGCTTCCTCAAGCTCGGTGACGCGCTCTTCGAGAGCGTCAGCACGGCCTTCGGCAGCTTCCTTCTCATACGACGCGGAGTCGAGCTGCTCTTGAAGCGCAGCAATCTGAGTGTTCAGATTGTCGCGCTCGGTGGTTACAGAATCCAAGCGGCGCTCCACGTCCCGTGCGAAGGACTGGACCGCGCTTGCAGTTTCTGCGGGCAGATCGATCTCCAGGCCGTCAAGTTTGACGGATGCCATAACGGGAGATGCAGGTTTACAGGGCTGGAGCGCCTCTGGATCACAGGCCACAGCATCAGCTGAGTCCATTCGATCCATCAGTAGGCGTACTTCGGGGCCAGCCCGACCCCGAGGCACGATGGCGATGTGGTTCACTCGGATGTTTCTTTGAATTCCGGAGTACTCTTCACCTTCAGGAGTTTGTCCTGGGGTGGGGTCGAAATCGACTTTGTAGCCGGCAGAAACTTCCGTAGCCTCCTTTCGTTTGATTTTCTCGATGGCGTCCTGGTCTGTTACGACTAGGGCGACTTCTACGAAACCATCGTTGTATTTCACTTGGCTACCGGAGTAACCAACTTGAAATTTTTGAGTGTTTGAAGAGTCGAGAAGGACGGGAGGATGCCCCCACGTTGCGGGTTTCATCCCAAACGTGGTAAGTGATTCAGGGTTACTGACCTCTTCTGGAGGCCGGTATTCCCTTACTTGGGAGCCATCTGCGCGCTTATAGAGCTGAGTGCCCGAGCGCGCCGCACGACACCACACTCGGAGGTAACCCTCGGGCGTGGTTTCGCTACCGGTAATCGGCGCAAAGTCGTAACGAGAAACAGATGTTTCCATAAAACCACATTACCAAAATTTTCTTTAATCGGTAGTCTTAAACGATAACCGTATAGATACGAGTGGCTATCAATAGACAGCTTACCCTCTGCACGCGCATGCGAGCTCTACGAAGATTTCACTATAAAACGCAGCAAGAAGTGGCAAAAGCGCTACATATTAGTCAAGCGGCGTACAGTAGATTAGAGAAAGGTGAGGTAGAAATTTCTATTTCTAAATTAATTGCACTTAGTGAATTTTATGGGATCTCATTACAGACTCTGGTAACGAATGTGTAGTGGCTACAGTGAGCGCGCATCTCCCGAAGAAGAACAGCGGCAGGGGGATGTTGCGGTCTCGGGATTTTTGCTGTTTCTCCCGAGTTAAATGCCCTTCCTCTCGCGACGGAGGGGCGGCCGTTACTTCTTGGAAGCCAACGGAGTCAGACTAGTCGAAGTTGGGTCCGCTACTGGCGACGCCAAAAACAAAACCGTTCCGAGTATTAAAAGCACCGTCGCAACTTTAAATATCTCGAAGCCGTATTTAAGCACGGCGAGACGTTTTACCTGAGCACTTCCACTTAGCGCGGGACAAGCACAGCGGAGTGTTGCGGTCCTTGCCGGCGCAGTTTTTGTTGTGCGATTTCATGTCGCCGAAAGAGCGGGCGCAGTAGCGGTCTCCCTTACTGGTGCCGGGGGCGATGGTATAGCCCTTAGCGCCGTAGCGAACAGTGCGAGTTCGGCCGGTCTTAGGATCTGTAACTTTTTTGCTGTACTTTTTGCCGTCCTCGGTGTCGCGGCGCGTGGGGGGTTGCAGCAGGGCCGGCGCGTAATGCTGAACGAGACTGTCACGGCGCGGCTTGCGGTAGCCGGGTTCATAGCGGCGACGGAATTTCTCCACGGTGAGCCGGTGGGAACGCG